GGCCCCTTTCGGAGCCCCTGGTCTCTCGTTAAGAGAATTATCAGTTAGCGTCAATGTCGAGGACGTAGGGGCCGTAGCCGGTAACGGTGGATTCCCAGGACACAATCGAGCCAGCTTCGATGGACTCGGTGTAGCCAGACAGGGTACCGTAGCCGTAAACGGTCTCGGTGGTGCCGGTAGGGCCAACGCGAACGAACTTAACACGCAGGCTGTCAGCCACGGTGTTCTGCTCGGTCAGGCGGAGGATCTGGTAGCCAGCGTCCTTAAAGTCAGCCACGCCAGCGATAGAAACGCTCCAGCTCTTGCTGGTTGCGATGCTGGTGTTGAAGCCCTTGGACTCGTCATCATAAGTGATAACGTCTTCAGCGTTGGTGTCGGTCTCCAAGGAAGCGTTGGTCAGGCCGTACAGACGCACAGGGGTGTCGGTGCCGTCCATCGCAAAGGGGGAGGCTGCAACGGTGAACACACCGGAAGCATAAGCAACGGTTGCGTTCTGCTCGACCACGGAGGTGGTGTCGATGAAGCCGGTGGTAGGAGCATCGCCAGCGGTGACGCCGTCAAAGCTGACGTCCACAGAGGCGGAGGCCATAGGCACGATGTAGGTGTCGTAGCCGAAGGCCGCAGAGAAGTTTGCCATATTAGAAAACGGGTTTGGCCCGCACGAAGGTAACTCGGACCTACGGGCCCGTTAATCTTATATTTCCAAAGGCCCTAAATCAGAGAATGGGCATGTCAGACATGATTTCCACCTTGGTCTGTACTAGCGAGCCAAGGCCGTCCGTAGTGCTAACGGTTTGGTACGAGCGAGAGCCCGTGAAACGCTTCAGGATGTGCTCGGAGGCCGCCTGGAGGTCCGCTCCGGTGGATTCCTCCCAGCAGATCAGGAACACGCTCCAGCGGGTCTTAAGTCGGGGGGCGTCACCTGTTAGGTAGTTGGACGCAGTTGTGTCGCCAGCGTCCTGTATGATGCACTCAACACCCTGAACACGACGCAATGCAGGCATGTCCTCACCCGCGGTTACAATCGATAGGGCTGGAATCTCCCCGGAGCTGTTACCGCGGAAGCGGTAGGATCCAAGCATTGCCAGGAAAGCGCTGTCGGCGGCCAGCACATCATAAATAACCTGCGCGGTTGTAGGGAATTGTTGTGCCATTACGCCCTAAAAGCTTCGGTTTAGTGTTCCTGCCCGGAATACTAGGGCCAGAACAACAAAGGAGCGCCTATGGATGCCTCAATGAAACGCCTCTCCCTCCGCGTTGTTCTACGAACTTACTGAGATGCAACGCTACAGCGAAACGCTCCCGCTATACGAGCGAATCTCTGACTATCTCTTTAACATGTCTGCTTTGACCACGCGAGAAGCGAAGGCCCAGTGGAGAAAATCAATCAAAGATGCCTGGGACAATCGCTGCGCATACTGCGGCCGAACTCCAATCGTTGACGCCAGCCTTACCGACCTGACTATTGACCATGTGCGCCCTAAGTCTAAGGGCGGAGAAGATCGCACCTGCAACGTGATCCCCGCTTGCAAGCGATGCAACGGTCAAAAGGGCTCGGACGAATGGATGGCCTGGTATCGAATGCAGCCCTTCTACAGTATCGAGGGCGAGTGGCGTATTCGCCAGTGGCTGTCTGGCCAGAATCACCACTTTTCGCTCTACGACGAAGAAGACGCCAAGGTAGTGGACAATTACGCGACCGAGCTTCTTGGCGAGTGGCCTACGACAGAAGTAGAGTAACGTCCTCTTCTGCGATTACCTTTGTCGAAACCGACGGCACATACAGGGGGATCCGTTCCCCTTTGCCGGTGGTGAACGTAACCACCTGATCACCTGCGGCCTCTAGAGCTATTAACATGCCCTTGTATCCGCCTGCTTCTTTCCTGGGATTGAGCAAAATAGCGTGCTCGGAGAAGAAGGCTGGCTCTCTGGACTTGTAATTGGGGTTCGCACCCTGGGACATCTCCTTAAACACAAACAAGCCCCACGCCGGAATAAGCCTCTTCTCAATAAGCTGCATGTAGGCAGACCCATAGTGCCCCGCGGGTAGATTCATATCATCTCGAGTCTTATAAATACAGAAGTCCATCATCTCAAACGGCTTGCGCTGCCTTTTAGGGTCACGCTGCTGATTGGCAAGCAGGGCGCTCTGTTGAGCCACAGGACGCTCCCTGTCTAGCAGGTCTGTCCTGCGGTTCTCTGCACCCCGCTTGATGGCATCAAAGACAAAAGTAACAGGCAGGCTGGAGTAATTCTCGTAAGAGAAGTCGGGATCGCCCGGAAACAGCAGCTTAAGACGCCAGAACCACTCCTCAAACGGGATTGGTTGCTGGCCTCCTACTTTCCCTCTTCTTCGCCCTCCTGGACCTCCTCGGCGGGCTGCGAATAACCCTCCCAGGTCCGAGCCTCCTCCTCCTCGTAGAATGCGGCCAAAGCAGCAATCAGGTCAGGGTGCAGATCCATCACGTCGTCCATCGAGATATCTGCATCAACGCGATACATCAAGACAGCCAAGGCACACACCACCTGACGGCGGTACTGGGCGGTCTGCATGCTCTCCAGCACTTCGCCAAGCTCGTCGGCCATCTCAGCGCCGGCTACATCCAGAATAGTGCCATTACCCATGGCGGCCATCACGTCTGCTACGGTTAGATCGTTTTTCTCAGCAATCCTGGCAGCTAAAGCTTGCAACTCGCGGAATGCGCCCGACTGCACGTTGGCACCCTGCACCAGGGACTTCTCGCCCACGGTCAGAAAGCCGCGACGCAGAACCTCAACAGCTCCGGTCTCCTCGTTACCTACGACCTCCTTGACGGGCTCCTTCTTAGGCTTGAGCACGAAAGGGATCTTAGACATCGGGCCAGTTATTCTGGCGTATTATACCTATTTGAATGCTGCCTTAAATGCTGCGTTGTACGGCTTAGATAAATCAAACTTCTCGATACCGTAAGAGCCCTCAAAAATGGCGTCAATCCAAGGACGGGCTGGGATCAGCACGGTTGCAGCATTTCGATTGCCGTATGGCTGGATTGCGCCACCGTAGTGGACAAGGGTGGCATAGGGTGCAGTGTACTGAATGCCAATAACAGCCTTGGTTTGCAGGTATTGCACTTTTAACTGTCTAGAGCGCAGGAGTTTCCCGGTGTCTACGATGTCGCGGGTCGCCCCGTCACGCCAAACCCATGTTTTAGACCTGACAGCCTTGTCTAAGGCAAAGCCAATCTTATCCTCTACCGCTTTGACGCCGGCCTGGTGAGCCTTAACCAGTTTTGTCTTAGCTGCTACTCGTTCCTTCTTACTGGCCTTGGTGTCCACTTTGACTTTAGGCAGCGCAAAGCTGAACTTTTGCTTGTAGTCAAACTTGCCCATTAATTTTGCAACTCGGTGCCAGTGATCTGGATCTGAACGCCGCCGATCTCCTTATAAATGATCTCGTCGATGCCCTCGCCACCAAAAATGCCGCTAGAGCGCTGGATTTTAGCTGCTTCCATGATNGGGTCTTGCCCAAAACGAAACTTGCACTCTGTTCCGGTGGCCAGCCAGGGATACTGGGTCATCACTTGCTGGAACACAAGCCCAGACTCGCTATCCACGCCTAGCTCAAAGTCCGCTGGCACCGTCGTCCACTCCAGTGCGTAGCCGCGGTAGTAAAACTGGTCTCCTGAGCCGCCAGGAAGCATCTCACCGTCCATCTGGGACGCCAAAGGGATGGGCCTAGATCCTGAAGACACGCCGCTATACTGCGCACGCTTAATAAACATCTTCACTAGGTAAGAATCCCCAGCGGATTCGCTCCAGCGGCCATTGACAAGGCTGACTTCGCCCAAGTATGGCACCAACAGACGTGAATTGATGTATGGAGCCAGTGGTGAAGCCATGAAACCGCGCTCGCGTCAGCTTTAGTCTGCCGACTAAGCTTTCTCAGCGCTATCGCGCTTCGCTACGCCTTCCCCAACGAAGGTGCCGAGCACTGTCCAGAAAATGTTACTATATGCAGGGTCTTCTTTGGTGGCCGCGGCTGATTCTAGCTCCACAGCACCCATTGTGACCAAAGCCACTGTTTTTGGGGCACTCATCATGGCACCAGACCACACGAGGACCCCTA